GATATGCATATGAACCAGCAAACGGTACATTAACTAGCATTCCTCAACTATATTATGCTACTGGTTCAAATGTATCAGTGACTCCTCCAACTGCTGTTGTTTCAGCTTTATAACTCTAAATTCGTTGACTAGATAATTAAAGTAGTGTATTATACTACTTGTGGAGTTATCTATGGACGAAAGAATTGAAAAAGCGTTTGAAACAGCCAATTATATGGCTACGTTATCAAACCAAAGAAGAATCATATTAGAAGAATTTAATCAACAGTTAATATATTATGTTAACGGTGCTGTATTTAAAATTGACAGCAATTTGATTACTTATATCAAGACTGTATTAGAGCTTGGACATACTACAGATGTAGTATTTGTTGATTCAAATAATTGCCCTGTGCAAATACAAGACGTACAAACGTTTTTTGATACTGTTACTGAACAATATTTTCTTGCATTGAATTCGTATTCAAACAAATTCTCTGAAATCAAAAAACAACGTAAAGTACAGGGTTTGATTGAATTATGAAATGTGGAGCAGTGATATTTGCCCAAAATAATTCTGCAATAGATTATGTAAAAATGGCAGCCTTTGCTGCCACACGAATAGATAAGTTTTTAAAAATCCCAGTAACCTTAATCACAGATAGTAAAAGTTGGCTATTAGAAAGTCAACCCAATCATGTATTTGATCAAATAGTTGAAATACCTAATAGTGTGGCATTTCATACACGTAGATTTAATGACGGGTCTTTGTCTTCTAAAATTCTTGATTGGAAAAACATGTCAAGGAGTCAAGTATATGACTTAACACCTTATGATAGAACTTTGGTAATTGACAGTGATTACATTATTAACTCATCTGTACTTTCTGGTGCATTAACACATGATGCAAATTTACAAATATATAAAGACAGTTTAGACATTTCAAATTGGCGTACAAACAAAGAGTACATTAGAATTAATCCGTATTCTATTCCGTTTTACTGGGCTACTACTTTTATATTTGAAAAGAATCCAGTAATGAAAACATTCTTTGATCTAATAGAATATATAAAATTAAATTGGAATTATTTTAGAACTCTATATAGTATTGAATCTCCTACATTTAGAAATGATTTTGCTTTTAGCATTGCTATTCATATTATGAATGGAAAAACTAATGGAACATTTGCAGATGAATTACCTGGTAAAATGATCTATTCTACTGACCGTGATGTTCTTATTACAATGGATGATACTACTTTAAAATTCCTCCTAGAAAAACAAGATTATCTTGGAGAATACATTGCTGCAAAAACAACTGGCATTGATGTTCATGTTATGAATAAATCCAGTTTAAGTCGTTATATAGACGGAGGTTCTGGTGTCTAAAGGTTTTTTAGTACTTGCACAAAATACAGATACTGTTGATTATATCAAACAGGCATACGCATTGGCATTGTCTATTAAGTCTAGCCAAAAAACAGTATCGATGATATCATTAGTTACGAATGATAAAGTTCCAAAAAAATACAGATCAGTGTTTGATCAAATTATTCCAATTCCGGGAAATGACGATGCCGCCAATGCAGAATGGAAAGTTGAGAATCGTTGGAAATTGTATCATGCAAGTCCATACGACGAGACTATTATTTTAGATACTGACATGTTGCTGTTAGATGATGTTTCTTCTTGGTGGGATTATTGTAAGAATTTTAATATTAGATTTTGTTCTACTATTAAAAATTACAAATTGGAAACAGTTATAGATACTGTACACCGTAAAGCATTTATTTCTAACAACTTGTCTAATCCATATTTTGCATTACATTACTTTAAAAAATGTGATGAAAGTCTTATTTTTTATAAAGCATTAGAATTTATATGTAATAATTGGGAGTGGGCATATTCTGAATTTGCACCTGTAGATTATCAGCCTTGGTTAAGCATGGATTTAGCCAGTGCTATTGCAATTGAAATGTCTGGTATGCAAGACGATATGTTTGATATAAATTCTCCCCTACATTTTGTACATATGAAAACACCATTACAATCCTGGCCAATATCTCCAGTAAGTTGGCAAGATACTGTTCCATATGTATTAACTTCAAGCGGAAATCTAATTGTTGGAAATATTAAACAACCCGCACTTTTTCATTATGTAGAAAAGAATTTCCTAACAGACAGTATTCTTGATAGATTAAAGGAATTGGCAAATGGAAGATATTGAAGATTGTCTCACGCCAGAAGAAATTGCGGCTGCAATGACTCCTATAGTACAAACTTATAGGTGTTATTTTGATATTAAAACTGGCGATATATTAGCCATTTCAAACGAAGAAATTAAGCAACACGAACATGGTATTATAATAGATTATTCACTATATGAAAAGTTTGCAATAGGTATAGAGCAGTTTAAAGACTGGGTAGTAACAAGGACAAAAAATCCTGATAGCGAATCAGGCCTGGAAATTGTTCCAAGGATGCAACAAGAGTTATTTTTTAAAAATAACATGTTTGAATGGATCACAGCCAAGCCCACCAAACAGACAGAATTAACAGTACATTGGAGTCCAAACGAAAGTATGTGGATTTTCTTAATATCAGATAAAGTTAGACAACAGTATTATGATAATAAGTATCCAATGGAAACATTGACTTTTTTCATCACATTAGAAACTGATTTTGATTTTTTAGTTAGAACAATTACTATTAATATTAAAGATTTAGTATTGGATAAAGTATGCGTTCCTTTTACAACTACAGTCGAAGAAAAAATAGATAAAATTTCGATATCTACTAAATCCTTATTTTTATCATACGGATTAACAACTTGGAAGAGAACTGAAGAATGAGCAAAGTAATAAAAGTTATAGATCAGGACATTATATTTTTAAGTTATGATGAGCCTAATGCAGAGAAGCATTATGCAGATTTACTAACTAAAGTGCCTTGGGCAAAACGTGTACACGGAGTCAAAGGTAGCGATGCCGCACACAAGGCATGTGCCGCCAAATGTGAGACTGAATATTTCGTCACGGTGGACGGAGATAATATTATTGATCCGGCATTTTTAGAAGTTGAAATAGATTTAGATGAATTGAAATTAACATCTGATCATGTATTCAGCTGGTGCGGAAAAGTACATGTAAATGATCTTATGTATGGTAATGGCGGCCTTAAAATGTGGACACCCAAGTTTGTTAATGAAATGAAAACACACGAAAATTCAAATGCTGGCGATACTAAAGGTTTGGTAGAGTTTTGCTTCGATGACAAGTATTATCAGTTCAATGAAAATTACAGTACAAGTTACACTAATGCAACACCGTTTCAATCATGGCGTGCAGGATTCCGTGAAGGTGTAAAAATGTCATTGGATCAAGGTGCTAAAGTTCCTAATCTTAAAAATATATGGTGGCAAAACTATCATAGATTGCTCATATGGTGCAACATAGGTGCAGATGTTACTAATGGTCTATGGAGTATGTACGGTGCACGGGAAGGTGCCTATCTTACTAATTGTACAGATTGGGATTATAGTAATGTACGTGATTTTGACTGGCTTACAAATGAGTGGGAAGAAAAGTACAGTAAGATTACAGACAAAATGTTGCCCTATGAAATTATGGGATTGGGAGAAACATTAAGTCACGAATGTAAATTAGAATTATTTGATCCGTGTCCAGAATCCAGCAAATTTTTTAAAACTGTGTTTAACAACACTCCTAGAATTATAAGGAAACGATAATGTACGACATTATTTTTATCAGTCGAAATAATAAAAGTTCTGAATTAGATTTTGCCAGATTAAAACAAACTTGGCCCTTTGCAAAAACTGCTAGTTCGTTTAGAGAAGCTCAAAAAAAATCTACTACTAAATTATTTTGGGCAGTATGGCCTGACGTGGTTGTAGATATAAATTTTAATTTTGATTATCGTCCACCGGCTCACGAAGAAAAATATGTTCATATTTGGCCAAATAGTGCCGATAGAAATCTTCCGTCTGTAGGATTATTTCCTAAAGATAAAGAAGTAACTGACAAAGAAATAGAAAATAGATTTTTTTCAGGTATGATAAAGATGAATACAATAGCAAGTCATACAAAATATTATGACATTGTGTTTATTGCATATAACGAAGAATATGCTGATGAAAACTACGAAAAACTAATAAGACATGCTGGTGTCCAGCACAACGATATTCACAGAATTGACGGTGTTAAGGGAATTCACCAAGCACATATTGCAGCTGCCGAAGTAGCAACTACAAATATGTTTTGGGTAGTCGATGCTGATGCTATTATTGATCCCCAATTTAGATTTAATTCTATGTTATCCGAAAAAGAAAATGATATTGTTCATGTCTGGCGTAGCCAAAATCCAGTAAACGGATTAGAATATGGTAACGGCGGTGTAAAACTATTACCGCGTGAATTAACATTGAATCTTGATGTTAACAGTACTGATATGACCACAAGCATTTCCAGTAAATTCAAAGTTATGCCCACTGTTTCAAATATCACTAAATTTAATACAAGCCCGTTTAATACATGGCGCAGTGCATTTAGAGAATGTGTAAAATTGAGTAGTGGTGTAATGCCTGGAGATGAATTAACAGAATCTCAAATTAGATTAAAAACTTGGCTTTACTGCGGCGGAGATAAAGAATTTGGTGAATATGCTAAAGGCGGTGCGAGTGCGGGAACTTGGTACGGAACAACATATAAAGATGATCGCGAAGCCTTATCTAAAATTAATGATTACGAATGGTTAGAAATACAATTTAATGAACATATTGAAATGTTCCCTCCTAGTGAAACGTTTAAAGATTTAGAAGATCCGGTTATTGTACAAGAACGAGAACGAGAACGAGGAGACGAACTAACACAGGACGAAAAAATCAACTTTTGGAGAAGTGCATTTAGAGAAGCTGCCACCACTACTGATGCTGATAAATTAGATAAATTACTCTACTTTGGGATAAATGAATATTCTTTAAGTGGTGCAAGTGCTGGCAAATGGTGGGGAGAAACTTATCAAAACGATGCCAAAAAAATGCAACAAATTACAGATGATAAATTTCTAGAAGGAGAGTTTTATTGGCATACTGAAAACAATCCAGTGGAACAGTTTGCAATAAATCCGTTTGTTTATTGGAGAAGTGCATTTAGAGAAGCTGCCACTACTACTGATGCTGATAGATTAGATAAATTACTGTATCATGGAATAAATGAATACTCACGTGGCGGGGCAAGTGCTGGCAAATGGTTTGGCGACACTTATCGAAACGATCCAGATACATTCGCCAAGATTGAGGACGACTCGTGGTTAGAGGGTGAATTCTATTATCACATAGAAACTCACCCTCCAGAGACTTTTAAGTAAGATTAGCTGCCATTGGAAATACAGTGGCAATTACTTTAGCACAAGCAATTGCTACTTCTTGGTGTTCTTTCTGAGTACCATTAGCACTACGTAATTCAATAAAATGAATCCATGAACGTAGTGTACCATTCATGTAAATTCTACTTTCGATAAGACCTTCAGGCAATACAGCACGAGCCTGCTCTTTTGCTATGCCATTAGCGATAGCCCATTCGTATTCCCGCTTGGCTGCGTAGATGACTCGTTGTTGAGCTCTGTACCAATTGTTTTGTAACATTGTATCATCCACTTCGACGCTGTTCTGTCTGTTTTTTGGATCTTGAAGTCTTGCTTCTCTTGTAACAAAGTTAAGGTCTTTAGTTGGGTCAGCATATCGTTGACTGAACTCTTGAAAGCTGAAGCTTCTGTGTCGCAAGATTTGTCGTGCAATATCTCGGGTGGTGGTGATTTCAATACAGGCACTGACCATTTCAAGTGGGCTCCAGTGCTGGTGTTTGACCAAGTATCTGATGAGTTTTTCAGATGTTTCTGTGTTGAATTGATTGCTTGGATTGGACACACGGGCGCAATACGCAATGAGTTCTTGCGCATCCGTGATTCCAAGATTTGCAAATTCTGCGGTTGGCTGTGAATAGGATAATAGCTGAACATTCATTATTTATAACTTCTTCTTTTTTAAGAATTTATCGGTAGATTTTTTAATATCTCTTTTAACTTTTTCAGTATCTAGTTTAAAATCAACATTGTCAATCCTATCCTCGTAGTTCTTTACCAACTCAGATAGAGATTTTTCAAAAGATTCCCAACCAGCTTTTCTGGTTTGCGGAGTCACACGGATTTCCCAAGTTTTCCCATCTTTAAAATTGACAAGTACTGCATTTAAATAACTTATTGGTAGTACATTAAGTTTTATATCACCGAATACTTCAGGCCAATGGTCAACGACATCCTTGGGAAGAATTCTTCCCTGGGACGTCATTTTTTCTTTGTAGGTGCTAGTTCTTCAGCCATACGTCTAAATGCGGCTGCTTCTTTTGCCAATTTATCTGCTTTGGATCGATACTCTTTTGCTTGTGCTTCTGGAGTTAATTCAATTGTAGCAGTAACTGGTGCTGTTGCAGTTTTAACTTCTTCTGCCGCAACTGGTTCGCCTAAATCTCGTGTACGTTTACCTTCTGCTAAACTTGGTTGAACAGACAGCTCGTCGATTGGAACACCACGCTGTTCTGCAATAATTTGATTTAGTTCAGACAATGTAATACTCTGTGACAATGTTGGTGTCATTTCAACAGCATCGGTTGATATTTTAATTAAACGACCGCTTGCATGTAGTGCCGGCAACATACGACTTCCGTCTGGAAATTGTGTACGGTCCATTGCTTCTGCAAATTCGTACGCATCTTGACCAGCATGGCTTTCCACCAAGTTGATCAATGCATCATGATATGCATCGGGCAAATTTTCAGTTGGAACAATCAGACAATAGTATGCATCGCCCGGTAGTGTGCGATATGCTACTAGGCATTTTTTATTAGTAGATTTTACTCTACCAACATGTTTTAATTCACTCATTATTTCTTTGCCCCTTCAGCTTGCTTGGCAACCTGATCTAGGAATGAAGTCAGCTTGGTATAAGTTTGTCCAACTGCCACCATTTCATTAGGCTTAAAAGCACCACGTGAACTGGCAATATCAATAATAACTTTCATTGCATTTAGATCATTAATATTCAATTCGTTTGAAGGCTCTTGAGTTGCAGTTTCTTGAGATTGGGTAGTATCTTGTACAGTATCAGTCATGATGTCTCCTTAAGTAAGTACGTATATAATTTATCTCGTCTGTAAATGTGGACAGGCAATTGTGAAGAAACTGAGTTCTTTTTCACTTTCAAATCCTATTTTAGTATTATGTGTGATTGTATTTGTACGATCCACTGTAATACCTTGTCCTATGTAATAACGATTATTTAGATTCTTTTTAATCCAGTCGTCGATATTTTTATAAAGTGCAGGATTATATCTATCTAAATGAGTGTATTTGAAATGAGGACAGGCAAACTCAACCCTCCGCAAATCAAAATAATTTAAGGGATTGGGCTTGCCGTTCTTTAGACTCATGCTGTTTCTGTAGCCATGTCGTAATAGGCAAACTCGCCCCAAGGTGGAACAATGCTGTTATTACCATGTATAATGAATACAGTATCGCAGTAGTTTTCATCGCCCCATGAACCGTATGGGTAACCGTCTGTAAACATAATAAACTTTTTAGGAGTGATATTATGTTCCTTCATGTAATCCCAGTTTGCATCAAACTCGGTACCGCCACCGCCCATAACTTCATAGTTGTCAAACTCATCCATGGAGTAACCGTCAAAGTCTTGCTCGTTGTAGACTTTAGTATCAAAACACCAAACTTTAATTTTAAAGTCTTTGTATTCTTGCATAATACCTTTAATTTCTGACAAGAAGTCTTTAGCCTGCTCATCACCGATAGACCCTGACATGTCAATCGCAATACACACATCGATGGTTTCTTCGTATGCAGATCCAGGCAGTATTGCACTCATGTGCCAGCCCTTACGATTAGGACGCATAAAAGAGTAGTCATATTTAATAGTGCTTTGAATTTGCTGACGAAGGATTTCACGCCAGTTCATTTTGGGCTCAGTCAACTCTTTGATCATGCGTTGTACACTAGCCGGAACATTTCCCGCACCCGCTGCCTGGGCCGCTTGCATTGTTGCTTCGCGGATCTCGTCTCGAATTTGTTTCAGTTCTTCTTTTGAATAACTAGGCTTGTTACCATTTGCATCCTTGTCACCCCAGTCAATATGATCGTCGAGCAATTGGCCAAGTGCATCTAATTCTTGCTCGTCCATTTCGTCAAAAATCTTATCATAGATTTCTTCTGCACCCATGCCGTAGTATTTTGGATCATGGAAGATTTTAATACCTTCGATATTATGTTCACCAATACGGTCACGAACTAATTGGCCGTTTACACAATAGTCAGCGGCAATGTTAAAAATACGTGCGTTACGACCTTCACGTCGACCCATGTGATCAAATACATTGTGAAGAATTTCGTGTGCAATAACAAACTCTACTTGTTTAACTGTGAGTGGTTCAAAAAACTTGCGATTGAAATAAATGGTGCGTCCGTCTGTAGCGGCAGTACCCATCCACTCTGATCCTTCTTCAATTTTTAGGCGTGTCGCCATATTGCCAAAGAATGGATGGCGAAGTAGTAGACCCACACGGGCTACGATAATTTTGTCAATAATTGGATCTACGTGTGACATATTTGCTCCTGAATGTTTACTATGTATATAGTATAACACCTCCCAAAGGAGGTGTCAAACGGTGTTAAACCAAATTAGTTCTTGTCAGTTGCTGCCGCAATGTACTTGCCAAATTTGGCATGGAACTTGTCAAAACATGCAATCTCGTCTGGATCCAAAGGCAGTTTGTAAGTGCTCAAAGCCAACTTAGTTCCCATGATAACCAATTCTGTTTCAAAATTATCCATGATAAATTGGAAGAAGTTATTGACTTGGTCGTTCCAATTTTTGGCTTTTTTATCGCA